GCGCACTGGGAGGTATTAATCTTCCCGGTGCTGGCACCATTCGCGAGCTTGGCGATGAATTTGGCTTTGCGACCAAGCAAGTATTGCTATTTGGTCAGGCGTATAAATTACTGGGCGTCATTCAAGCTTTCCCGGCGCAAGTGGGAGCCGCAGTTGGGCAGTTGCAAAGCTTTAGAAATACATTGAATGCAGTGACGCCTTCAGCAGAAGAAGCCCGCGCGTCCAATGAGCTACTGCTCGGCCTGATGGAAAAGTACAACGTGCCCCTGCAATCGGCGCGTGATGGCTTCACCAAGCTATATGCTTCTATGGCTCCGGCTGGTTTTAGTGGAGACGAAATTAGAGACTTGTTTACTGGCATTACAAAAGCTGCTGCCACTTTTGGGATGAGCGCAGATAAAGTTGATCGCGTGAATTATGCCTTTGCGCAGATGGCCAGCAAAGGTCAGGTGATGAGCGAAGAACTTAAGGGGCAATTAGGTGATGTACTGCCTGGTGCGATGGCATTATTTGCGGAAGCTGCTGGATTCAAAGGGCCAAAAGCCATCCAAGATTTTTCTGCCGCATTAGAAGATGGTGCTTACAAGGGGGAAGCAATGGTTGCATTGTTAAAGAATGTGACTGTCGTAATGAATAAGGAATTTGGTCCTGGCGCCGAAGGGGCTGCTCTTACATTCCAGGGTGTAATGAATCGCATGCAAAACTCAATGACTCTTCTTTATGAGAGCTTTGAGCCCGTTGCAGTGGGATTTTTGAATACTGTTGTTGTTCCAATGACAAATGGAATCAAACAACTTACTGATGGGCTTAATGCATTTTTCACAGGTACTGCAGCGAAAACCGCAGGAGGTTTTGCCATTGCTCAAGAGCTTGAGCGGCTCCGCCCATCCTTTGATGGCATTGGTCAAAATGTGCAAAAGCTAGTCCCCGTCTTTCAGCAATTCGCAAATGTTGCATTAAACGTGGCAAAAGTTTTTCTTGAAATCGCAGGGAATCCATTTGTTGGGTATTTATTGCGAGTTTACGCGGCAGTTCTTCCATTGACGCTTGCATTGCAAGTGTTGAATTTACAGGCGCTTATTCCAATGATCGCCAGTTTCGTGCGCTCTGCATATGCTCTGACGGTTTTCACCGTTCAGTGTGCAAAAGCGGGTCAAGCGGCTGCCATTGCAAAGCTATCTTTCCAAACTGCTGGAATTACGCTGAGAACATTCTTTGCTTCCACTGGTGTTGGATTGGTACTTGTCGGGATTGGATTATTGATTGAAAGATTTACTTCCATGAATCAAGCATTGGAAGACACTAGAAATAAAGCACTTGGAGCGGCGCAGGCAATTCGCTCCATGTCTCAAACAGAGGCAAGAGCGGCAGAGCAGCAGGCTCAGACCGCTTATAAAACTATCGGCTCTGTCGCTGGGCGACAAGGCCCTCAGCAGCAAGGAGGGGACAGGCTTGTTCCAGTTAGCGAAAGAGAGCTAAAGCAACTCCAATCCCTTGGTGCGATTAGAGAACAAAGAGATCCCAGCGGGCAGATTTACGTAAAACGCAGTCAAGCTCTTTCTCTTGCCCAGCAAGCACAACGCATTAAATCGGAGGCTGCATTTAGACAAGAACAAATTAAATTTGAAGAAAAGCAGGCGGCAATGCCAGTGACGATTGCTCCGATTTCGGGGGCTGCGTCTGACGGGAAAGGGACAAAAGCCGCAAAAGAGAAGAAGGAAAGAGAAAGCCAAGTGCCGTTACTGCAATTGCAACTTGCAACAACTAAACAGCTCTTTGATCTTGAGCGAGATATTCTTGCCGCAAGACTTGGCGGCAATGATTTAGAAGTGATTCGACTAGAGGGACTTCGCCAGCAATTGCAAATCAACGAGGAAATTGCAAAAATTAATCTTGAAAAGGACATTCCAGGACAAGAAAAGGCATTGCAAATTGAAAGACTAAGAAAGCAGTCGGAAGGGGAAAGACTTCGTACTGCTTTTGAAATAGAACAAAAAATTCAAGAAGTGTATTCGGGGATTAGTGATGCGGTGACAAAAATTGCCCAAGATTCAGCAAATGAACTTGCTGATAAGCAATCATACGAAAAACTGGTATCGGAAGGGGTGTTGCCAAGTATCGCGAAGATTACAGTAGAAACCAACAGGCAGTTCGCTGTTGAAGCTCAGAAACTTTCCGTCTTAGAAACGCAAATAAAGGATCAAATTGCGCTTCTTTCGGCCAAGGAAAAGATAAGCGATGAAGACCAAAAACAGTTGAACATTTTAAAAGAAAGGCTCGGTATCATACAAGGAGGGCAAGCTGATTTGCCGGGGTTGGCCCAGGAAGCAATGCAAGCACGCATCAGTGGCGAACAGCCACTTTCGGGCAGGGTTGTGGCGCTGGAAGAAATTGAATCTATGCGTAGGGAATTAGAAAAGCTTACCTCTTGGGAATACCAAGCAGTACAAGGTGCACAAGCAGTTGGATCAGCCCTTGCTGAAGCAATGACGACTGGTGTAGCTGGCATGATTTCTGGCACCGCAACTGCCAAGGAAGTGTTTGCAAGCTTCCTGCAAAGTGTAGGACAAGCCTTGTCTCAGGCAGCCTCGCAAATGATTGCCACTTACATTGCTATTGGCATTGCAAAGATGTTTGCGGGATTTGGCGGCGGCGGGCAATCTTCTGTTGTTCAAGGCGTTGATGTGCCCGTCGCCCAAATGCCTGCTGGCATGGCCTTTGCCGATGGCGGCATTGCCCCTGGCGGCTTCCAAGCATTTGCTAATGGAGGCGTTGTCTCTGGTCCCACTCTCGGTCTCGTAGGCGAAGGGCGTTATAACGAAGCCGTTGTGCCCCTTCCAAATGGTCGCGCCATTCCAGTGCAAATCAACGGCGAGCGTTCTGCTCGTGATTTAATGGGGCGCAATGCGCCAGGCATGGCTAATGCTGCTCCGCTTACGCTTAAGTTTGAAAGCACAAAGATTAATGGCGTAGAGTATGTAAGCCGCGAGCAATTAGAGCTTGCAATGGCTGAAACACGCCGTGCTTCAATTGCAGGCGGTGCTACTAGGGGAATGAATATGGCCCTTGATAAGATACAACAAAGTCCATCCACTCGCTCTCGCATTGGCATCCGTTAATGGCTGATTTTCCTTCTATTCGCCCTGCATCGAGAACCTACTCAGCGGGGCAATTCCCTCTTAAAACTTATCGGGCTTTATCAGGCGCTACGGTCAAGCGCGTATTTGGCAATAAAGCTTATGGTCATTCCATTGAGCTTCAATTTACAAACATCACTGATGCATTGGCCAAGCAAATCATTGACCATTACTATGGACAGAATGGCAGCGTAGACAGATTTGCTCTCCCTTCTGAAATGTTTTCTGGAATGAACCGCGCCTTTGGCGATGAGCTAAGAGCACCAGATAGTATTTCCTGGGAATATGCAGAGCCTCCTGCAATTGAGACCGTGTTCAATGGGGTGAGCAATGTTACAGTGCGATTGATTGGTGAGTTGTCATGAGCGAGAAGATTATTGTTGCCAATTTTTTAGAACTTACCACGGCTAGTGGCATCACAGCCAGTGGCACTCCGATTAGCGGCACCACTCATCGTTATCAAAATTTTTTCTATGGCACAAATGATTCTCAAGTGGCAGTGCCTGGTACAAGCGTGCCGTTGTATGAATTTGCGCCATTCAGAGCAGAAGGCTCTCTTGCTTCATTGAACGGAGAAAATGCCTTGCTGCGTGTGCTATTCCCGCACAGTGAATTTAGCGTGGCATTAGTTGAAGAAGGCGATGGCAATAGGCTTAGTCGATTATCTTTTAAAACTGCATGGCTAGGCAACGCGGGAAGTCTTTCAAGCTATGAAAACTATTCCACCGTTGCATCGTATGACGAATACTATATCGGCGTAGGCGCATCGTTTGATGACACCACTGTTGAGCTACGTTTCAGAAGCGCCATGGATAGCGTTGGAGCAAATTTCCCGCGACGTACGTTCAACACTACCAATGTAGGCATTTTGCCGGTGACAGCAGAAGTGAGCTTCCGCTAGTTATGAATGATCTCATTGGCTTGCAATATAAATGGGGGGCTTCTCCCGATGATGACTTCGGTTTTACAGACTGTTTCCAATTGTTTTGTGCAATCAGACGAAGGCTTTGTCTTTATGATTATGCTGCTGATTTTGCTTGGGCCTATGAGAACTATCAAGAAAATGCTCTTCCTCCATTGAGAATGGCTCGTTGGCTTTTGCAAAATGCTGACAGAACACTTATTCCATCGTCTGGTTGCGTGGCAATGCTTGGACAGCGCAGCGCATTGGGGACAATAGCAAACAAAAGCATTATTTGCATTGCTCCAAGAGGACGTAGTGTTAGCATTACTTTATCGTCAAAGACGACAAGAGAATTCAACTGGTTTAAGCCAAAGGCCGATGCGTAAATTACTGCCCTACGAGCACCAATTAATTGAAGCACTTGGCATTACAGAAGAAGAATACTGGCAGTTTTATCTTGCTCAGTTGAATTACAGAGACGAAAAAGTAGGGACTGTTTTTGACATAAGAAACGAGCCGTTATCCATCATTGCAACTGTTCTAACTGTTGTTGGTACTATTTTCCAGGTGGTTGGTGCGCTTACAGCGCGACCAGAACAACAGCAGAAGGTAGGCAAACAAAGTCGCAATGCCATCTTTGGTCCGCGTTATGGCTTCAATTCTTTTCAGGAAGTGGCACGCTATGGCGATCCTGTGAATTTGGTTTATACCAATAAAGAAGACGATAACAAAAGCGCTGGGGGGCTAAGAGTTAATACATCCTTGGTCTGGTCGGCTGTACAAAGCTTTGGCAACAAGCAATTCATTCAAATGCTTGGCGTTGTCGGAGCTGGAGATATTGAAGCTTATGAATATGGCTTCACTGCATTTGGCCAGGCCCCATTGGAGGATTTTCCTGCTCAAAAATACTGGCTCTATGGCAACAATGCCAGCGGTCCGCTGAAGTTTGGTGACTTTCAGCTTCCGCCTGGCAACGCAGAGCAAGACCCAAGCAAGGATGGGCAAGGCTCACAAGATTATACTTATCGAGCAAACAAAGGCGGAGCCATCATCGTTGATGGTTATAGCCAAGCATTTTCCCCTTCTAGTAATAACACTTTAGGCCTTTACGACGTGGTGCCTATTAACGTGCTCGTATTAGAGCGCGATGAAAACGGCCAGTTGACTAAAGATAATGGAGACATTCTTGGTCGATCAAAAGATGACCTTGGTACTCGCATTTCTTCCGAAGATAGAGGCATATATTGGCCGCAATCATGGCAAGGCAGCGACAATCGCCCAATGTTTCCAGAGGGCGCTTCTTTTACATTGCGCTTTGTTGAAACTGACGACAGGATTGATGATGAAGTGGAACGTGCTGCGCAGGACTATCGCATTGCCTTGATCAGCACAATGACAGCATCTAGCGTTTACAAGCTTGGTGCCGCAAAATTTAAACTTACCAATGCCATCGAAACGAGGCAAGGAAGAGAAGGAGAGTTTACTTTCCAATGCGTAGAAAGTGGCATTCTTTGCGAAGAAGACTATGGAACGACGAGCTATTTAGAGAACGAAGTAGAAACAGAAGAGCTTTTACAGCAAAAACGAGAAGAGCTTCAAGCTTTAGACGATGAAAGGAAAGGATATGGCAATATTTACATCGGTGAAGGAGCTGATGCATTTCTTGCATTGCAAGCTGAATTTGATCAAGTGGAGGATGAGATTGAAA